TCACGACGCGCGGCTGGTACGCTTCTTACACGAGACAGCGCCGCAGGTGCGAACGACGGTGCTGCGCGCATTTGACGATCTGGTGCGCTACCAGGGCCGCGTGATGCTTCCCGATCACACGAGCGAGTGTCAGATCGGCCCGCTGACGGTGATGCACGGCAACCGGAAGACGCTCCAAAAGTACGGCGCGCGGGCGCAGGTCGAAGATCGCATGTATCAGACGTATGTACTGTCGGGCCACCGCCACCGCCCGGACTGGTTCATGGCGCGCGGGCCGAACTTCGCTGTGCAGAGCGCGATTGGCGGCTGCCTGTGCAAAGTCGATCCGCACTACGCCAAAGACGGCGCACCCTCGACATGGACGCAGGGCTTCGCGTATGGGGTGATGGACATGCGGGCAAAGCGCGCGTGGCTGCACAACGTGGTGTACGAGCGCCACGACGGGCTGCTGCGGACGACGATTGGCGCGCGCATCCTGCTGCAAGAGATCGACGCCGACGCGCTGGCGATGGCGGGGGACTAACATTGTATACTGAGACTAAGAAAGTGGGGACACAAGATGACAATTCCGACAATTCCTAGCAGCGTACCACCTTGCCCGAAGTGCGGCGGCCTGATGTCTATAAACGGCACCATCGACGTCGCGCCCATCCCTGTTCAGTATCATGACGAACGCGCCGGCATCCAACGCGAATACCTCAGCGTGCGCGCGTTCTGCCCGCGCTGCATGGCGCTGTTTGACTTCGAACTCGTCAACCGTATCAAGCAGCCGTCACAGGAATAGCGCCACAAGCGCGTATACGGCGATCTGCGCGATTTTGTGGCGGTATAGGTGTCAACGTAAAGGGGCGCGAATTGCGCGGCGTGTGGTGCGTCAACACAGCAAACGGTGCGGGGGCTTGACGATACCCTTATAATGGTATTAGGCGCACACGTCAACAGTTCGGCCTCACAACACGGGGCTGCCAGAACGACGACGGCGCTGCGCTTCCCACGTCAACTTGGACGCGGGTGCGTCCCAACATACCTTCACGGGGCGCTGGCCGTTACAGGCCGGTCGAGTGGCTTCACGCCGCGCGGCCATTTGGGGTACTGCGAACTTACAGACACACGCGCAGTACCCCTTCCTTTTGTAGCGCTCACCGGCGGTCAACCCGCCACCGAAGTAGCGGCGACAGAGTACGGGACTCAAACGCGCCGCGCCGCCGGTGTACCTTTATAGGACAACATGACTGACGAACTCCGCATCGAGCATAAGAAGATTACCGACCTGAAGCCTGACCCTGCGAACGCCAATGCAGGCACAGAGCGCGGGCTGCGCGCACTTGACGACAGCTTGGCAGAGGTCGGGCTTGGGCGGTCGGTGCTGGTGGACAAGAACGGTTACCTGATCGCCGGAAACAAGACGGTCGAGCGCTCCGTGGATCGCGGCTTTGAAGACGCGATTGTGGTGCATACCCGCGGCGACAAGCTGGTCGTTGTCCAGCGTGACGATCTCGACCTGACCAGCGCTGACGACTTCAAGGCGCGCAAGCTGGCCTATTACGACAACCGCGTCGGGCAGCTTGATCTTGAGTGGAACGTCGATCAGGTGTTAAGCGATCTACAGTCCGGCGTCGATCTCGGCAACCTGTTTGATGTGGATGCAATCTTCGACGCGCTCAACGCAGTAGAGCCGGAACTTCCAGCAGACGCCGACCAAGAAGCGCCCGCGCTGCTCAACCGTTGGGACGTCCCCGACGCCATCTTCTCAAGCGACAACGATTACGAAATCCCAACGCTCGATATTCACCTGCAGGCGACGACGCTCGACTTGCCGTTCGTGGTGTGGGGGACGCAGTCCATCAGCAGGCCGGTGCCGAAAGGCACGCTTTGCTTCTACGTTGAAGATTACCGCTTCGAAGCGCTGTGGTCTGATCCGTCCAACATCGTCAACACACGCGCGTCTGCGCTCATGGAGCCAAACTTCTCGTGTTACCCGTCCATGCCGGTCGCGGTCGGCGCTTACCAGATTTACCGCAAGCGTTGGATTGCGCGCTGGTGTCAGACACACGGTATGAAGGTGTTCGTTGACCTGAACGTGGCTCCGAAGTGGCGCGACATCAACATGAAGGGCGTGCCGCAGGGTTGGTCAGCGTATTGTACGCGCGGCGCGCATGATGCGATTGACGAACTCGATGAGGAGTTCGCGTTAGCGTGTGACCGCGCCGGCAAGGATAACCCGCTGTTCGTGGTCTACGGCGGCGGGGACAGCACCCGCGACGTCTGCAAACAGCGCGGGTGGCTGTGGCTTGACAATCAGAAGCGCAGGCTGAACGGCACAATCACGGAGATGAACAATGGCGAGTAAAAGCAGGGGCGGCGGCGGTGGGCGTGGTGCTAATAATCCTGACAACGTCCCATTGACTGGGCCAGCCCTTTTCGAAAGAGAGCGCATTGTCCGATCCCAATTTGGGGCAACGCGCGGCGAACCACTGCGACGAACCATCAATGTTAATCGCGCTTCAAGTTCTACTGATCGCTTCAATGCTCCGCGCCAAGTGCTAACAATGGAGTGGAGTAGTAGAAGCGGGCAGTGGAGCATCAATAATCCTAAGGGAGCAACAATTGCGACAGCGGGTGATCTTCGTACCGCACGGCGCAGGGCGCGGCAGATCGCAGAATCGTACCGGCGGCTTTTTGATGCGTATTAATTAAGCGGACTAGCGTCCGCTTTGGCACATAACGCGACACACAACGGGTAAAAAGACATGGCACTCACGAACGCGCAAATTGAACACGCATTGAAGGCGAAGGCCGGCAACATCGCGGCTGCGGCGCGCGAACTCGGTGTGTCACGCTCGACAGTCTACCGGCGCATCGACGGCAACGCGGCGCTCAAGCAGTTGGTGACGGACACGCGCGAGGAATTGATCGACATCGCGGAGAGTGCGCTGCGGCGCGAGGTGATCGAAGGCAACATCACGGCGATCATCTTCACGCTGAAGACGCTCGGCAAGCAGCGCGGCTACGTCGAGCGCAGCGAAGTGACGGGCATGGAAGGCGCACCGCTGCGCGTGATGGTCGAATACGTTGACGCCGACACCGAAGACGAATAATGCGATCACGCTGCAGATACCGCGCCCGTATCCACTGCAGCGCGACATTCTGACGTCCACCGCGCCGCGCAAGGTCGTGTGTGCGGGCCGGCGTGCAGGCAAGACGCACCTCGCAGCGGTCGCGGCCATTCATACCATGCTCGAAGGTAAGCGCGTGCTGCTGTCGTCGACCTCGCAGGATCAGGCGGACGTGTTCTGGCGCTACATCAAGCGGTGGATACGCCCGCTGCTGCCAGTGGCGTACAAGAACGAGACACGCCGCATCCTGCAGCTTGGCGAAGGCGAGATCCGCGTCAAGACGGGAAGCAACTCCGACGCCCTGCGCGGCGACAACGTCAGTCTGCTCGTACTCGACGAGTGCGCGCGGCTTGACCCGCTGGCGTGGCAGGAAGTCGGCGCACCGATGCTGGCGGACACCAACGGCGCGGCGCTGTTCATCTCGACCCCGCTGCGGCGCAATTGGTTCTTCGAACTGTTCCAGCGCGGCATCGACCCTGAGCAGCCGGATTGGGCCGGCTGGCAGTTCCCGACTACGGCAAACCCATTCCTGTCTCAGGAAGCGGTCGACCGGCTGGTCGCGGACATGACCGGCGACGGCTACCGGCAGGAAATCCTTGCCGAGTTCCTCGAAGGTGCGGGCGCAATCTTTCGCAACGTGGATACCGTGTGCAGCGCGGACAAGCCGGCGCAGCCGTACCAGGGCGACTTCGTGATCGGCATCGACTTCGCACAATCGCAGGATTACACCGTTTGCATCGTGATCGACCGACACAAGCGGCGCATGGTCGACATGGAGCGTATGAACAAGCTGCCGTGGGCCGTGATGCAAACGCGCATCCAGGCGCTTTACGAGCGTTGGAAGGGCGGCGCGATCATCGCCGAGCGCAACAGCGCCGGCGCTCCCGTGATCGAAGCGCTGCAGGCGCAGGGCTTGCCGGTGCAGCCGTTTGACACGACGCCGAGCAGTAAGCCGCCGCTGATCCAATCGCTTCAACTGGCGTTTGAGCGCCAAGAACTGACGTGCCTAAATGACGCCGTTCTCAAGGGCGAACTGATGGCTTACGAAGCCAAGTACAGCGCGACCGGACGCCCGCAGTATTCCGCGCCGGAAGGGATGCATGACGACTGTGTCATGAGTCTGGCGCTGGCGTGGCACGGGATTGTGATGGGCGCGGTCATGATCGGCAGCAGCATCGGCACTTACGCATGAAAGGCGAGAAATGACGCTTAGTCTCATACGATCCGCGGTCGCGCCCTTCATGCGCGGGATGTCGGCTGATGCGTGGCTGGCCGATCAGAACATGCAGGCCGAGAAGGTCGCGCTGTTCCGCAATTACATGCAGGGCGACCACCGCGCCGACCTGACGCCGGAAATGCGCCGGATGCTGCGCGTGCGCGCTGAAGGCAGCCTGAACGAGTTCAACGACAACCTGTGTCCGATCATCGTCTCGACGCGCGTCGACAGGCTCACGCTTCAGCGCGTGGAAGCCGACACGGACGCCGGCAGCGAGTGGGCGGCAGCGGTCTACCGCGCCAACCGGCTCGACGCGCTGCAAGTGGAAGTCCATAACGCGACCATCCGCGACGGGCGCACCTTCGTGCTGATCGACATGGAGACGCTCGAAGATAGCACGACGCGCCCGCGCCTGACACATGAGCCGGCCTTTGACGGCAGCTACGGCATCATCCCGTTCTACGCGACCGACGCTGACCGCCGGATGCTGTTCGCGGTCAAGCTGTGGCGGCTGTCGCAAAAGGAAATCGGCGACACGGTGCGCGTGAACGTCTATCACGAAGACCGGATTGAGCGCTACATCACGACATCGACCGACAGCATGACACTCATCCCGTATGACGAAGACGGGCAGGAAGCGACGATCCCGTGGGTCGACGCCGCCGGCAAGCCGTTGGGCGTGCCGCTGGTCGAGTTCCGCAATCACGACAGCATCAGCGAGATCGAGAACGTGATCCCGCTGCAGGACGCACTCAACCGCACGCTGGTCAGCATGGTGATGACCGCCGAATTGACGGCATTCCCGATCCGCGTGCTGATTGGCGACAAAGCGCCGGCAGGCCTGACACCGGGCATGATCCTCAGCTACTTTGCGAAGGATGCGAACGGCAACGCGCAGCCGCCGACCAATGAACTGGTGATTAACTGGCTGCAGAGCATCCGGCTCGAACAATGGGCGCAGGGCGACATCGTCCCGTACATCGAGCAGGCGCGCTTCCTCAAGGACGAGATCTTCGCGGTCACCAACACGCCGGACGAAGGCGCGAGTTCGAACTCGTCGGGCGAAAGCCTGAAGCAGCGCGAAATCAAGCTGCTCGGTCAGCTTCAGCGCTTCCAGGTCAAGAACGGCAACGCCTGGGAAGACGCCTTCTACATAGCGCACCGTCTGCAGCAGACGTTTGGGATGCAGCAGCCGCCGGCAGTCGCGGCGCTCGACGCCAAGTGGAAAGACGCGCAAATCCGCAATAAGCAGGAGATCGTCGCGCTGGCGAACGCCGTGAAGGACTACGTCGACCGGCGCACCTACTTGGAGATCGTCGCGGAAGTGTTTGACTGGTCAGACGGCAAGATCGACCAGATCATGGCCGAGAAGGAACGCGAACGCGAGATTGAAGTCCGCACGAGCGTGCGCGGCTTCGCGGAAGGCGTGTTTGCCCGTCCGCAGAATGGAATGATGCTTGAACCGTCCATTGAATAACGGCACCCATGAGCGCGGTCACATTCCGGCGCTGACGCCGGCTGGTCTGGAACTCGCGCGCTTGCAGTTGGCCGGCCTGCCGATTACCGAAGCAGCGAAGCGGCAGCTTCTGGCGATGATGACGGCGGCGGCTGATCCGGATGCCGAGCGTATCGACAACGTGGTCGCGGGATTGCCGGACGAACGGCGCGCGGAAGTCGAGCAGGCGACCACCGAGATTACCCGCACCTTCCGCGACATCGGCGCGCGTGGCGCTTCGGCGCTGGCGGCGATGAGCGATGACGTGTGGGACGAACTGGTGAATGGTGAATGAGCCGCCTTACAACCGTTATCGGCCTGCTCTACAAGATGGAGCGCGACGACACTGACGCGCTGGCCGAGCAGCTTCTGACGCAGCGCAAGCGGTCGTGGGTGACGGCGCTCGGCGAACTGGCGCGTGACATGGGCTGCAACCGCACGCCGCGCGCGCCAAGCGGAC